GTCCGACCGCAAGCTGGTCGACTTGCGCAAGGAGCCCTCCGGCCGCTGGTTCGCCGACCTCACCCGTTACGGCGTCGACGTGGCGGAATACACGGTCGAGTGCGATCCGGGCATCGCGCGGCCGGCGAAGTACTGGGCCTGAACGTGGCTAAACGATCGAAGATCTCCGCACTGCCGGCCGGGATCAAGGCATGGCTGGACGCCGCCCTGGTCGAGGGCAACTTCAGCGGCTACGAGCAGCTCGAAGCCGAGCTGAAGACGCGCGGCTTCGACATCGGCAAGAGCAGCATTCACCGCTATGGCAGCGCTTTCGAGCAGAAGCTCGCCACCCTCAAACTCGCCAGCGAGCAGGCCAAGGCAATTGTGACGGCGACTGGCGACGACGAGGGTGCCGTGAGCGAGGCGTTGATGCTCATGGTGCAGGAGCATCTGTTCAATCTGCTGAATTCCGGCGACGGCAAGTTTGATCTGCCGAAGATTGCCCGTGCCGTGGCCGATCTTGGGCGCACCACGGTCACACAGAAGAAGTGGCAGACGGAGGTGCGCGCCAAGGCAGCGGCCGCCGCCGACGCAGTCGAGCGTATCGCCAAGAAGGGCGGCTTGTCCGGCACGTCGGTCGCCAAGATTCGCAAAAGCATCCTGGGCATCTCCACGTGAGAACCTCGCGGGCCGTCAGGCCCAACCCACTCGCGGCAGAACTCTCCGTTATCGGCACCGACCACGAGGTGCCGGTAACGCTGCTGGGGTATCAGCAGCGCTGGGTCGCCGACCAGTCCCAGCTCAAGATCGCCGAGAAGAGCCGGCGCATCGGTCTCACCTGGGCAGAGGCCGCCGATAACGTCCTGATCGCCTCGGCCGAGGACGGCTCCAACGTCTTCTACATCAGCGCCACGCAGGACATGGCCCTGGAGTACATCGAGGCGTGCGCCCTGTGGGCGCGGGCCTTAGACATTGCGGCCGGCGAGATCGAGGAGGGCATCTTCCTCGACGACGGCGACAAGGAGATCAAGACGTATCGCATCGACTTCCCGAAGTCCGGCCGGCGCATCGTCGCGCTGTCCAGTCGACCGGCGAACCTGCGCGGCAAGCAAGGCGTGGTGGTCATCGACGAGGCGGCCTTCGCGCCGGACCTCGCCGGCCTCATCAAGGCCGCGATGGCCATGCTCATGTGGGGCGACAAGGTGCGCATCATCAGCACCCACAACGGCGACGACAACCCCTTCAACGAACTGATCAACGAGATCCGCGCCGGCAAGCGCAAGGGCACGGTGCATCGCATCACCTTCGCCGACGCCGTGGCCGATGGCCTGTTCGAGCGCGTCTGCCTGCGCAAGGGCAAGCCCTGGAGCCAGGACGCCGAGGATGCCTGGGTGCGTGGTGTGCGCAGCTTCTACGGCGACGACGCCGAGGAGGAGCTGGACGCGATCCCGGCGCGCGGCGGTGGCACCTACCTGCCGTTGGCGCTGATCGAGGCACGCATGGTGCCGCCCGACGAGGTTGTGCCCATCGTCCGCATGCGTTGGAATGTTGAGTTCAGCCTGCTGCCCGAGCCGATCCGCGCCGCCGAGGTGGCCGAGTGGTGCCGCGAGCACCTGGCGCCGGTGCTGGCCACGCTCGACCGCGATCGCCGCCACGGCTTCGGCGAAGACTTTGCCCGTATCGGCGATCTGACGACCATCACCGGCCTGGAAGAAGGCAAGGATCTGGTGCGCCGGCCGCGCCTGGTGGTCGAGCTGGGCGGCTGCCCCTTCGCCCAGCAGCGGCAGATCCTCGCCTTCATCGTCTCGCGCCTGCCACGCTTCTTCGGCGGGGCGCTCGACGCCACCGGCAACGGCGCCGAGCTGGCGGAGTACGCCGCAGACACCTGGGGCCACAGCCGCATCGAGCAAATCAAGCTCTCTGACATGTTCTACCTGGAACAGATGCCGCGCTTCAAGGCGGCGCTCGAAGACGCCACGCTCGACGGCCTGCCGCGCGACGACCAGTGCCGCGACGACCTGCGCGCCATCAAGAAGATCAACGGTGTGCCCAAGCTCGGCCGCGCCAAGACCCAGACCGCCGACGCGCGGCGCGTGCAGCGCCACGGCGACTTCGCCATCTCGCTGTTCCTCGGCCACTACGCCATGACGCGCGAGGGCGAGCCGGGTCGTTGCGACGGTTACATGCCCATGCCCCGCCGCGTTACCAGCCAGCCCGGCATGACTGCCCACGACGACGACTATGGCGGCAGCAGCCGCAGGATGGTATGACCATGAATATCCTCGACCAGTACGGCAACCCGATCGACACGGGGGCGCTCAAGGAACCGCAGACCAGCCGCATCGCCACGCTGGAGAATCAGTTCCTCACCCCCATGCTCGGCGGCCTGACGCCCTCGCGCCTGTCCGGCATCCTGCGCGCCGCCGACGATGGCGACCTCACCGCCCAGCACCGCCTGTTCGCCGACATGGAGGAGCGCGACGCGCACCTGCTGTGCGAGATCGGCAAGCGCAAGCTGGCCGTGATGGATCTCGACTGGGACATCGTGCCGCCGCGCAACGCCACGGCCAAGGAAAAGGCGGACGCGGAGTGGGTAAAGGAAGTGCTCACCGACGCAGTCGATCCGATCGAGGATCTCTACCTGGCGGCGATGGATGGCGTCGGCCACGGCTTCGCCGCCGTCGAGCTGGAGTGGCGCCAGGAAGGGCGGGAGTGGCTGCCCGCCTTCCACCCCCGCCCGCAGGAATGGTTCCGCCTCGACCGCTTGCGGCGCGAGCTGCGCCTCCAGGATCACCAGGCCGACGGTGCCGCCCTGCAGCCCTTCGGCTGGGTGCTGCACACCCACGGCAAGGCCAAGACCGGGTATCTGGGCCGCATGGGCCTGCACCGCGCCCTGGTCTGGCCCTTCCTCTACAAGGCCTACAGCCTGGGCGACTTCGCCGAGTTCCTTGAAACCTACGGCCTGCCCATCGTGCTCGGCAAGTACCACCAGGGCGCCAGCAAAGAGGAGAAGGCGAGCCTGATGCGCGCCGTCACGGCGCTGGGCCACGACGCCCGCGCCATCATGCCGACCGACATGGCCATCGAGATCCAGAAGGTCACGACCGACGGCAGCGGCACCCCGCACCTGGCGATGATCGACTGGGCAGACCGCGCGCAGAGCAAGGCTGTCCTCGGCCAGACGACATCCTCCGAGGCCCGCGCCACTGGGCTCGGCTCGGGCGTGGCCCAGGTGCACGCCGATGTGCGCGACGACATCCGCAACGCCGACGCCCGGCAGATCGCCGGCACCATCACGCGGGATCTCATCTACCCGCTGCTGGCGCTCAACCGGGGCGGCATCGACAGCCTCAAGCGCTGCCCGCGCCTGGTGTTCGATACCGGCGAGGCCGAGGACATGGCCGCCTACGCCGAAGCGCTGCCGAAGCTGGTGGGCGTCGGCATGCGGATTCCCGAGGAATGGGCGCGTGAAAAGCTGCGCATCCCGCTGCCGGCGGATGGCGATGCCGTGTTGCAGGTAGCCGCTCCGGCCAGTGTGCTGTCGCCGGAACTGCGCCCCGCGCCCGGCCAGAAAACGCCTGCCGACAAGGCGGCGCTGGCCGCGATGACGGCAGGAGCGGCACAGGCCGACGAGTTCGACCAGCTCGCCGATGCGATGGCCAGCGACTGGGAGCGCGTGACCGCGCCCCTGGTCTCGCCGATCAAGCGGCTGCTCGAACAGTGCAAGACCTTCGAGGAGTTCCAGGCGCGGCTGCCGCAGGCCATCGAGGAGATGGACGCCGCCGCCCTGACCGAGGTCATGGCCAGGGGCAACTTCGTGGCGGCGATCTGGGGTCGGGTCAATGGCGGCGATGTCTAAAACCGACTGCGCCGAAAACGGCCGTGGTGCGATTTTCGTGGGTATGCCCCCGCGCATCATGCCGCCGACCTCGGGAAAATCGCTTGGTGGGCCCGGTAACGCGCTTGTAACGCTATTGCCGTCGCCGGGTCGGGCCGGGATTTTCGGTCAGGGGGGCTGAATGCCGAAAAAAACGCCCGATCTGGTCCAGGTTTTCGGTCTGCCGCCGGCGGAGGCCATCGACTACTTGCGGCAGAAGGGCTATCGCATCGGCTTCGACCATCGCGACGTGTGGCAGCAGGAACACCAGGCGGCGTTCACCGTGGCCAAGGCCATGCAGCTCGACTTGCTGCAGGATATCCGTGCCCAGGTCGATGCGGCGCTGGCCGACGGCACCACCTTCGAGACCTTCAAGTCGGCGCTCAAGCCCGGCCTGATCAAGCGCGGCTGGTGGGGCAAGGCGATGATGCCCGACCCGGCGACCGGCGAGATCCGCGAAGTGCAGCTCGGCAGCACGCGCCGGCTCAAGGTGATCTACGACACCAACCTGCGCACGGCGCACGCGGAAGGCCAGTGGGCGCGCATCCAGGCGGCGAAGGCGACGCTGCCCTACCTGATGTATGACCACACGCCCAGCGCGCACGAGCGCAAGGAGCACGCGGCGTGGGACGGCCTGGTGCTGCCGGCCGACGATGCGTGGTGGCAATCGCACATGCCGGTCAAGGCGTGGGGCTGCAAGTGCCGGGTGATCCAGATGGGCAGCCGGCAGATCGAGCGCGAGGGCCTCAAGGTCGGCACGGCGCCGGCAGAGACCTACACCGACTACACCAACAAGCGCACCGGCGAGACCCAGCGCGTGCCGGCCGGCGTCGACCCCGAGTTCAACTATCCGCCCGGCGGGCGGCGGGCCAACCTGGTCGACTTCATGGCCTCGCGCCTGGAGCGGTTGCCGGTCGATCTGCGCCCGGCCGCCGTGAAGGCGCTGGCCGGTGACTCGTTCGAGGAATGGGTGAAGGCGCCGATCGGCGACTGGCCGATCGCCACCTTGCGCGCCGACCACGTCGCGGCACTCGGCTTGCAGTCGGACGTGGTTCGCCTGTCGGCGGCGACGTTGGCCAAGCAGTTGAGGGAGCACCCGGAACTCGCCGCAGCCGAATACCGCTACGTCCAGGAAGCGCTGGAGCGCGGCAAGCCGGTGCAGGAATCGAAGAAGGCGATGCTCTTCCTTCTGGAGGAAGAGGGCTACGTCACCGTGGTCAAGGCCACGCAGACGGGCCGGGCGGCGTTCCTGACCAGCTTCCGGCGGCTATCGAGCGACCAGGTCAAGCGCGACGAGGAAATCCGCCGGCTGCGCAGGAAGGGGGTGGGTCATGCGAAAGAGTAATGCGGGCGGTGGGGCCCCCCAATCCGGTTTCCCGGCAACCCCACATGGCGCTCCGGCATCGCTGCCGTGCTACGGCCGGGGGAATATCACCGTGTCGCGCCCGCAGGAAAAGTATAGCTGCATTCCGGGTGAATTTCTAACACGGGTTAATGGCGTGGCGGCCAATCGACCAATAAGGTGGCGTTCATGAGCTTGCGCGATCCATCCTACGCCATTGCCGCGCTGTCCGTCGATCTGACGGTCGGCGGCGCCGGCGCCCCCAAGTCGTTCCGCCTGCTGCCCTATGGCCGCTTCAAGGCCGCCGACGGTTCCGGCCGCCCGGTCGGCATCCCGGAGGGCTGGCTGCTCGATCGGGAAAGCGCTGTCGCCATCGCCGCCGCCTTCAACGGCCGCAGCGATGCGCGGGTGATCGATTACGAACACCAGACCCTGCACGCCGAGACCAACGGCAAGCCCGCCCCGGCAGCCGGCTGGATCGGCAAGCTGGAGGCCCGCGACGACGGGCTCCATGCCGTCGACGTCGAATGGACGGCCTCTGCCGCCGAGATGATCGCCGCCAGGCAGTACCGCTACATCAGCCCCGTTTTTCCTTACGACAAGCGCACCGGCCGCGTGCTGGCCGTCGCGCATGCCGCGCTTACCAACTTCGCCGGCCTGGATGGGCTGACCGATCTGGCCACCCTGGCCGCGAAGTTTTTCACCCCCGAAGAGGAACCGCAGATGAAAGATTTGCTCAAGGCGCTCC